ATGCCGCTGTTTGACGGCCTTGCTCACCTTGAGGCGGGCAATCCCCAGGTCAATCAGTATCTGGCCAACCTCAGCCTGAACGACGTGCCCGATGCAGGCCTCGTCTACGAACTGGCGGTCGACTGGCTGCTGGAGCAACGCCATAACGAGAACAACTACAAAACGTACCGTAGCGAGCTGACGACATTTCTGCACTGGTGTTTCAGCGAGCTGGCCATCAGCCCGAAAGACCTGACCCGGCGCATCATGATGCGCTATCTCGACTATTGCCAGGCGCCACCAGACCAGCTGATTGCTTACCGCAATGTGGCGCAGTTCATCCTAGACAAAGAGTGGGGAGAACGGCTGCCCAATCCATTGTGGCGGCCATTCCTCGGCAAACGGGAGCTGGGCCGCGAGCTGCCATACCGTCTGAGCGAACAGGCAATGAAGACCAAGCTCGCCATTCTGTCGGCCTTCTTCCAGTTTCTTATCCAGGAAGAGTACATGGACAGAAATCCGGCTCTGCTGCTGCAACGAGTCAAGCGCCCGGTCCAGCAGGAACCAGATGATCAGGGCCAGGCCTTCAGTGAGTTGCAATGGTCCTACGTGATGCAGGCCGCCGACCGACTGGCAACCGAATCACCGGATCAGCACGAGCGCAGCCGCTTCCTGATAAGCCTGATGTACGCCTGTTATCTGCGCATCTCGGAAGTGGCAGCCAGACCCGGGTTCACGCCCATCATGGGTCAGTTTCGCCGCGACGGCAAAACCGGCGTCTGGGGGTATTACATTCCACGCAGCAAGGGCGGAAAACGACGTACTGTGGCGGTGTCTCAGGCCTTGCTGGAAGCGCTCAAGCGCTATCGCACTTTCTTGGGGCTAGCTCCATTGCCGGCCCCCAATGAACAAACACCACTCTTTGTACGCCATAAAGCCGCCGCGCATGGCCGTGAACAGGGAGAGCTCAATGCCAATCTCGGTATCCGTCAACTACGTGAACTGGTGATGACGGTGATCCAGACTGCCGCCAATCTGGCCGAACAGGACGGCTTTACCCAGGACGCCGCCGAGATGTGCAATCTGACACCGCACTCCATTCGCCACACCGGCATTACCCATGACATCAATCTCAATGGCAGACCCTTATCCCATGTTCAAGCTGACGCGGGTCATGACAGCATAGACACCACCTCCAAATATCTGCACACCGGCAACAGTGAACGGCACGAAAGCGCCAACCATAAACCGCTTGATAGGTTGCATGAATGAACGTGTGTTGGTGTGTCGATGAAGAGTGAGAGATAACAAATCAATGTGAGTGATACAGTGGCCAACCGAACACGCGCGCTGATAGGAGCAAGAGCGACCGTCACGAACCAGATGAGTGCCAACTCGGTAGCGTGTTTCATCTTTTAAACAAAACCGCGCATAATGTGATCAGTGGTTATGTTGAACACTAGGCCCCCTGCCACAATCGAACAGGGCAGGGGGCTTTGAGGTAGGAGGGATGTGGGACAGCGTGCTGGCATCATCCAGACGCCCGAGAATGTTTAATATAACCCGTGTTATGCGAGGCTCGGCGCTGGCTTACTCGCCTAGCTTTTCTGTGTGGGTGATGAGCATCCATCCCCTTATCAATTTTCTGATGGCCACCTTGTCCTCTTCTGGCAATTCTTCAATTGCTTTGGACAGGTAGGTCATTGTCTCTGTGGTTTCCCCGTAAACAATCTCATCAAGTGACACCCCCAGCGCGGTAGCGATAGGGATGATCGTCTTTATCAGCGGATTTTCCTGTTCACCACTTTCGAGTCGGGACAGCTGCGACTTCGATATGCCGCACTTTTCAGCCAAGTCCTGTTGGCTTAGTCCTGCCTGCTTACGTATGCGTTTTATATTGTCGCCTATGTGCGTCATTTCGCGGCCTCTTGGTGTATGCCTGCTGATTTTACATCACATGGTTGCATGCGTGCGGACTCGGTTGTATGCTTGCCCACATCGAGTTGTATGGGTGCGCACTTAGCGAGCCATATCAGGGGGCAGGGGATGACCGATTTTTCAGCCGTAGTTAAGCCAGAGCGCAATGTGTATTGGCAGGATGAGCCCACGGGCGACATTTCCGCCTGCGTTGCTGGTCAGGTTGAGTTCTTCCGCGACCTCCCCGAACTCGCTCGTTATCTCTCACATACCTACCCAGATTTCGATTTTGTGCCTGTTGAAGTCACCGAGGCCACTTGGCGCGGGTTCTATGACCAAGGAGTCTTTTTCGATGACTGGTCATAACCCGAAAATCAAGATCGATTTCCTGTCCTTCACTTTCACGCCGGAACCGCTTAAGCGCATCACAGAGCTGGCAAAGCAGGGCTGTTTGCTCAAGGCCATTCCGCGCTTTGACTCCAATGTGAAGGCTTTGCAGGCCGCCATCGGTACGCCTCCGGTTGAGGGCCTTCGTTATCTGTGGGTTCGGCCACAAGGCTTTAACCCGCTGACCCGTTTCGACAAAGCCACCGAGCGCCTGTGTGCCAAAGCCACCCCGAAGCCCTTGCCCGCCAAGGATTCCGTGCCGGTGCTCACGCCGTCCATGACCGTCATGATGGAGCAGGCTTTGCACTCCGGTTACAAGTCCCGCGCTGACATTCATCGCGAGCTGAAAGCCGCTTGTACCAACCTGCTCGACTTCTCCGAATTTGAGGTCAACCCAGACGGCAAATATTGGGACGCTTATAACGACCTGATCCACAACTACGGGGTGCAGTTCCTCGACACCCTCTGTTGCTCACAGTTGGAGATTTTCTTTGAAGAGCTCAATTCGCAAATTGGTGTTCCGCTCCCTGCTCCTCGCTTTGCCGTCCGCCATCGTCGCGGGGGTCTGCACGGCTACAGCTATAGTGGTGACATTCTTATCGATGGAATTGCTTGTGGCCTTGTGGCTTGGGGAGCTGCCAATCACGGCTGCATGGTTTCCTTCACTGGAGCCGGATGTGATGGATTGGACTTTGACGCTCTTCACCGTGTCATTTCTATGGTGCCTGGGATCCGTATTACTCGAGTTGACCTCGCACTGGATGATTACTCAGGCTCGGTTATATCGTATCTCCGAGCAGTCGAAGCGGCGGAATTAGGCCATTTCCATCCAGCTCGGGGCACGGCTCCCAAGTGGATGGCCATACAGGCAGGGGAGTTTATTCCCGAAGTTCACAACGCCATGGGCAAGCGCTTTGGCATGATCGCATCCTCTGGTTGCTCCTTTTATGTCGGCTCTCGCGCTAATGGCAAATGCGGTCGCATCTATGAGAAGGGTAAGCAGATGGAATCTGTCGAACATCCCGATTGGGTGCGCGCCGAAGGCGAGTTGCACAGTAAAGACCGGATAATCCCGCTCGATGTGCTGATAAACCCTGACCCTTATTTTGCTGGTATGTATCCCCAGTTTTCAAAATGGCTTTCTGAAGTATCAAAAGACGAAATCGAGCCAGTACGTATCACCACATTTAAGAATAAGTTCAAAACCTGCCGCGATAACGCGGTGACAAATATGTCCAGAATGGCGGGTCGTCTTGTCAACTGGCTCAAGCATGTCGAGGGGTTAACAGATGCCTCAATCGTGCGCCAATTAACCGGACACTTGACCCCTGATGATATTCCGGCGCGGTTGTTATTACCGTTGCCACCTGAGCTAGACGAATTATCAACTTTCGAGCCCAACTGAACGGGCATTAATAACCCAAGTGGAGAGTAGAGATATGTCCAAAATTTCTGGCGTAATGGTGCTGTGTGTCACTCACGGCGTTGGTGTTTCCCGTAAAGGTGCAACTCCCCAGCCTTATGATTTTTCCAGTCTGAAATTCCTGGTGCCAGCAACCAGTATTGACAGGGCTGAATGTAAAATCACTAACTGGGGTTTTGAGGCCAAGGAAATGCCGCTGAAAAATGATCCGACTGTCCTGGCTAAAATGGCTGATTGCCCCAAATTGCAACCTGTTATTCTGCTGCTCGAAGCCGACCCGCGCAACCCTGCTCAAAATATCGTATCAGGCTTTGAAATTGAAGGCGGGGCCAAATCGGACGACTTCGGCTCACTCCACAAAAAGCCTTAACAAATCCGGTGCCTGAGGAGGAGGAGCGAATACGTGCAGCGAGCGACGACGAGGGCACCGAATAAATGATTTGTGTTGAATTAACCGCCGAGGGATACGTTAAACAGGCCCCGCCGGAAACATGCTCTTACGTGCTCTTGACCTCTCAGGAGCACATCAAACTCACCGATATATCCAACTGGTTTCAGTTTGATAAAACGGATGTAGGAATAGCCTTTAGCTCTGGGATTATTTTATGGGCTTTGGGTTTGAAAGTGGGCGCTATTGCCCGGTTAATTGTTGGTGCAAAAAGAGGATAAACGAGTATGAAAAATTATTTCCGTAATGGCTGTATCGCGGTTGTTGCTTCCCTGTCTGCTGCCGGTGCTGCTCATGCCGAGGGGGAGGGTATCGCGGCGGCTGCTGGTAAAGCGCTGGATGCTGCTCAGTCTGACGTCACCATGACCGCGCCCAAAGTCATGATGGTGGTAGCGACAGTAGTTGGTGTGGGTATCCTCATCAGCCTGATGCGCAAAGCCTAAGCATGTCTTTGCTCATCGGGACGCTGTGGTTTCTGTTCTTTGTGGAAGGCTACAGGGCATCGTTTTCGATATGACACAAAGGCGGCTCCGGTCGCCTTTTTTATTGGGGGGATAGTGTGCGCATAGGTTGGCTTTTATTATTTTTTCCATCGTTTGCATTCGCTGTTATGGGGTGCCCTACTGGTGTTCCATTGGGTAATGTCACTATGGCGACACGTCTTCCTGTTTGCCTTAAATTTGAAGGTTCTGAATTAGGTGGCTGTCTTGTTGATTGTAAGGGTGTTTGCGTAGAGTTGCCTTTAGCTAACACGATGGGGCCTGTTGAAACAACGGGTTCGGCTTGTAGCTTGTCAGATAATGGCAGCGGTGATGGCGATTCGGATGGCAGTGGTAAGACTCCTGGTGAGGGTTCTTCAGGAACTAAACCAATTGATGGTTGGGTTGACTTCCAGCCCGTTATCGGTGATGCCACTGGGACGTCTGTTTCTGGTTCCGTTGCTAAACTAAATAAAAACCTTGGTCTTGCTTTTCGTCAGTTGATGGATGGTACTAAGCGGGATTCTAATAACATTAACTCTATTACTCATAGTGCTGAATCATTTGCTAGGGATATGAGAACAGCTCTCTACCATTTGGATAAAATGTCTAATGATGTTCTTCAGACTAAAAATAACAGCGCTGAGCTTTTGGGTGGAATTAATACATCCAATGAATATTTGAATGCAATAAACACCAAACTTGATTCTTTAGGTTCTTCATCTCCTGGTGGGGATAAAGATGGAGATAAAGATGGGGACAACTCAAAATTGTATGATGAACTGAAACAATTTCATCTTAATACGTTTGGCCCTAACTTCGCCCAAAACAATGAAGGGGGAAACTTTTATGAGTTAGTCAGGGGGTATCAATATGATGTGTCCAGTATAAAAGAGAGCGTTCATAACCTTAACTCTACGTTTAGCAGTTTTCATTTCAATACGTCTCAGGAGTTGCGGAATAACAGCATCGAAATGAACCGCAATATTAAAGCCATTGCTGAAATACTTAAAGGGAGCGGTGGAGCAGGGGGGGAGGGTAGTGGTGAAGGTTCAGGTAGTGCTGATATTGATTATTCAAAAATGCCAGGCGCCGATGGTAATCCCCTTTCTGTCCAGGGCGGTAAATATAGTTCTTCGTGCCAGGGAAAAGACTGTTTCTTTGATGTGCCTGCGATGCAAAAGAAACTCGATGATGCCAACAAGTCGCTGACAGATAAATACACGACTATTTCTGACGATGTGCAGAAGGTCTTTACCTTTAGCCTGTCCGGTTCTGCTGACCCGATGGAGTGCCTTGATTTATTCGGCTACCAGGGAAAATCCTATTCTGTATGCCCACCAACGGGGGACTATTGGCAGACGCTCGCCGCGACAATGATGTTTGTGTTCTATTTCATTGCGCTGATGATCATATTTAAGAGGTGATATATGGAATGGCTTGGGGAGTTCTTTAATTCGTTCTTTGCCGATATCTACCAACTGGCGGTGCAGTTTGGCGCGTGGCTGGCTATTCGCTTGGCGGTGCAGTGGGTAGAGTTCAAGGTTTTTCTGCTGACGTTTACCTGGGACGTTGCCAGGGAAATACTGGTGAACGTTCACTTTAGTGAGTTGTTGTCGTCTTCCTTTAATTCCCTGCCGCCGACCATGAAAGGGATCCTGTTATACATTCACCTGGACAAAGGGCTAACTATTCTTACCCAGGCGTTTGTTACCCGCTTCATGCTCAATATGATGGGGTGGTAAATGTCTATCAAGATCCACCACGGCGCTCCAGGCTCTTACAAGTCGTCAGGGGCCATTCACACCGATGTAATGCCTGCCATCAAGGCTGGCCGCCACATCGTTACCAACGTGCGCGGCTTCACGGCTGAACGGTGCAAAGAGGTACTGGGCAAGGCCGTCCCCGATGACTTCCAGGTAACGTATGTCGAAACCGAATCCCAGGAAGGGCGGGATCATTTCGCTCGCTTCTATCATTGGGCGCCCAAGGGCGTGTTCTTCCTGGTCGATGAAGTGCAACGGATATTTCCGCCTGCTTGGCGACAGACTGATTTAGACCGGCTGGATTATCCAGGTGGGCCGGATGCGGCTAAAAATGATGGCCGACCGGAAACCATAGACGTGGCCTTTGATATGCACCGTCACCATAACTGGGATTTTGTATTTACGACTCCGAACATCAAAAAGGTACACCAGGTAATCAGGGCCGCTGCCGAAACAGCCATTCGGCATACCAATATGGCGATATTGGGGATAGGCGGTCGTTATAAGACGGTGCTTCACCTCTCGGATAACTCCGGTTCGTCCATGTCTGATGTGCTGCAAGCCAAGCCATTCAATAAGGTGCCCAAGTATGTTTTCAAGCTTTATGACTCGACTACAACCGGTAAGGTCTCGGATACAATCGCGGGTAGCTCGATACTACGAGATCCTAAAATTCTGTTTTTTCTGGCGGTGTGGGGGCTTTGTGTATTCTTTGGCTTCATCAAGCCTGAGTATATTGATGCTCCTGCTAAGGCCGCTCAGGCTGCTGCTGCCAGTCCTTCGGGTGCTGGGGCGGTGGATGGTGCTCCCGCTGATGGGGTACGTCCTGGCGGCGCTCCTGCTACGTCTCCTAGCGGGGTTCTTTCTGTAGGGCCGTTCGCTGGGCATCGGCTCATCATTAGCTGTCATGTCCTGGTAAAGGATCATCGCGGCGAGTATCGCGTTGAATATTGCTTCTCACTGCGCAAGGGTGACGAGGTGCAGCCACTCTATAGCGATGATTGGCCGGATGAGCTTGCCAGCGTGGATGCTATTAGCGGCTGCCATGCCGTTGTGAAGTACCAGGGCAAGCCGGTGGATGTGTATTGCGACCCTGATGGGGATGCCTTGCGCCGGAAATACAATGCAGCGCTCTTTGCTGGAACAAAAGGGGGTAGCGAGCCAAACGATGACCGGACATAAACGGACTCAACCGCGCAATGCGATTGTTTATGTTAAATAGGACGTCCTAGCCCACAAAGAACAGGGGCGGTAGCCCCTACAAGCCGCCCTCTACTGCCCATTTTTGCCTCTACCGCCTCGCGGCGGGACACGCCCATATCGACCTGATGCACGGCCACCCCCTTTCCCTGCAAAACCGGCTTTTAAGGCTCTGCCGGTTCTGGGGGAGGGTAACGCTACAGCGCCGCACTGGTTTTCGAGCGCCAGCCCCCCGGGTAGTAATACGGGGGGAATTCAATCCTCACATGCTCGACACAGCCACGGGGCAGGGGTGTTATCTCTTACTATGAAGTACAGGGTTTGTCTGAGCTGGTTCTAGGGGCTTTGCATTGATCGGATCACCTAGGCAATATCCGTATGGAGCATGTCGCTCAGATAGGGGATACATATGGCCAAGAATATTCGTGGAAACAAAGATGGGAAGAACGGCGAAAACCAAACTTACACAATTCCTGGACGGGGGACTGTTCCTCGTAAAAAGCTAATTGAAGAGGTACACGAAGGAAAGCATCCTGACTTTCATGTTTATGAGCGCAATGGTGTCGAGTATGTGAGAGCCGATCCAGATAGCACTCAGCAGAACAACGTTGATAAGGACTAGGATGGTGATGCCGATAAATCCAGTTATCGGCATCACAAATTACTGAAGGCTGCCGCCCTGATTTTCCTTATAAAGGTAGTGGATTAAGCTATTGTTTTAAATGGCTTTTTCCTTGCTAGATTCGGCAGCTTGTTGTTCTTGTATGCTGAGCTCTCTTTCGAGTGCTAGTTTCTGCTCATCGTACTTTTTTATTTCTGCATCGTACTTTTTTCTTTTTCTTTTAAGATGCCAAACCCAGATTCTCACCACTATGAGTACACCAGTAGCAACGTAACCAATGATTTTTACCCAGTCTTCTAGCGACATGTATGTTCCTCTTGGTGTCGGTATGTAGGCAATTGTATACAGCCAGGATGCATTGTATGACTTCAAATGAGAGTTTGAGCGAGATTATCGCTCGCAAAGAGCAACAGTTGAGATCAGCCGAAGCTGAAATGAATGTCTGGAATCGAGGCAAGTACAAAAGCTCTTCGAATGCCTCGGTATCCAAAATCTATGTGGAGAGTCTCAGAAGAGAGTTGGCTAGCTTGTACCTAAAGCGCTCTGAGGCCGTGGATTAA